TGGTGCCAGGCCCTGGCGGGTTTCCTGAGCCAGCGCATAGTTCGCTTCCCAGGCGCTATTCAGGTCCTCCTGGCTGTCCGTAACCAGTCGTAATTGGCTGCGCAGGTTAGTGTAGGTGTCAGCCGCCTGGACGATCTCACGCAACAGCAGCGCACTGGCGACGGCCGCCATCGTGTTTCGGAGTTTGTTCGCGGCACCATCCAGGGTACCCAGATCCCGGCTGGCACGCCGCGCCCGCTTACCAGATTGGTCCAGCCCTTTGTCGAACTGGTCCAGCTGGCGCAGGGCGCTTTTTAGGTCCGCGCGGATGCGGAGTGCGAGATCGAGGTTGTCGGAGGCCATAGCGGGATGATGGCGACGACGGTGGGCGGGGTCTTTTGAACGCGGGCAAAACTAAGCGGCGGCCGCAGCCGCCGTTCAGTCTTTCTTCAGGGCACGCAGGTGGTCATTCGCCTGGTGTTTGTCCGCGCCGAACGCCGCCCTGACATCCAGGAAGAGATCGGCGCGGTGGTGACGCTCTCGGCGCTGTGCAGCGTCGTAGTAGAGCTTTAGCTGTCGCTCGGTGTATCGCCCGAGTCGGTCTGGGGGGTGTCCGTCGGCGATGAGCGCGGCGTAGACGTCCCTCCAGCGGAACTCCGTGTCGCCGTCGTTCGACCGTGAACCCGACTGATCTGCATCTTCCGCTGCACAGCCCGAATAAAAAAAGCCGAGTTGACCACCCACCAGGTGTCCATCAGCAGGCTGCCGTCCCCATCGCTGAGTCCCTGGATGAATTCGAGATCCTGGTCGATCGAGGCCGCCATCAGCTCCACCAGAAGCTGGTGGTGCTCGGCGAGCAACGCATAGATGCTGTCCAGGTCCGAGTCACCGCCGCGCATGACCTGGTACAGCTCATCGATCAGCGGCGCGGCCGCCGCACGGATCCGCAGGCCCTCGACGAAACCGTACTCACGGACGGTGACCGTCTCACCCCCCACGTGGATCTCCCGATCCGGGTGGAGGATGGACAGATCGTCCTCGGCCTCGGCCTGCTGCTTCGCCTGCTTTTTCTTCGGATGCCGGCGTGCCATTACGCGCCCTCGTCCAGCAGCTCGATACGGCCAAAGCCACCGAGTGCCGGATCCGGCTCGCTCAGCGGGTCGAACAGCGCGGTACCGCTGAGCGCCAGCTCACCGAAGGACTCGTTGATCAGGTCCAGCTGATTCACCGGATTGAACTTCAGGCGATACAGGCGCGCGCGGATACGATCCCCGCTGTCATCGACGGTGTTGACGCCGTCGAGCATCAGGTAACGAATCGGTGGACGCTCGGTGAACATGGTCACATCGGTGCTGGCGCCGAACTCATAATCCGCTTCGAAGGGCGCGGTGAAGCCGCTGAGATCGCTGAGGATTTCGAGCACGCCACCCGGCACCGACTCGATGCGGTAGTCCGTGTCTTCCACCAGCTCCGTCGGTGTGCCCGCTGAATCGGACAGGACCAGATTGCTGATGTTGCCGCGATCCAGAATCACCCGGTCACCGATGGTGAGAGGCTCGGGCAGCGGCTCGCCAGTCTTGGAGCCAGACGCCACGGTCAGCGCCTTGCCGTAGAGGCCGAGCGCCAGGTTCTTGGCGTCGCCGTGGCGAAGCGTGAGGTTGAAGGTCACCTCGGTCGCGGTGTTCAAGGTCGCGCTGGTCTGCCGGTTGCCGGAATAGCTTTCCTGCCGGTTTTCCTCCGTGACGCTCATCGCGATGTTCAAGAGGCCAGCGTCGTTCACCCAGCGCATTGCGCCGGGCTTACCATTGGCCAGGCGCTCACCCAGATACACTTTGCCTTGCAGCGAGAAATCCCTCATTGGTCAGCCCCCTTGTTGCTGTCTTTGCCGCCGGTCTTCTCCGGCGGGGCGGTCTCGGCGGGCTGGTAGCCGCCGGGGCGGGAGCCTTCCAGCTTCCCGATCTTCTCCAGCCACGCCTTTTGGCGCGGCGTGACTTCGATCTGGTCCCCTTTTTTGCACGGGCGGCCTTTGTGTTCGTGCGGGCCGGCCAGGGTGACCGTCACGGTCTTTTGCTTCGTGGTCATGGGGCGTTGCCTCCGATGAAGTGCTTTGTGGAAAAAACCTCCGCCCACAACAGGGTGTTGGCGTCGTAGTCCAGGACGTCGCCCTGCTGCCAGGCGATCGGCCGCATGATCCCCGCGCCGGGCGTCCAGCCCATGAGCGCATCGCGCACCGCGCCAATCAGCGGCCGGGCGTCGGTGTTGACCGCCTCGCCACGGGGATCCCGATAGTTCCGTAAGGCCAGAACCACCCCGAAGGTGGTCTCAACCTGCTGCTTACCGCTGATCCTGCGCTGGCCCTCCGAGGCCTCCGGCACCCGCTTCTCCTGGCCGGCGACGACGAAGGCGCTTGGCGTGCGAAAGCCCCGAAGGTCCTGCACGGCGGCGTAGTCGGCCGCGCCACCCACCACCTCAAACTGCGAGACCACATCGCGGATGCGGGCCTCAATGAGTGTGGTGTCCAGCGGCTGGCTCATCAGTAGTCACCCAGGTTGTCGCGGAAGGTGGTCATGCCGGTGCGGAACTCCGGCGAGCCGGCGCCCTGGCTGGCTTGGCTATCGTTTGCACCGAGGCTGAACTTGCCGTCGGCCGTCAGCTGCAGCAGCTTCAGAGCGTCCCGGTAGTCCCGGACGATCGGGTCGCTGCCGTCGTCACTGCTGAGGCGGTCCTTGTGCAACAGGTACCGGGTGATGGCCCGGGCCCAATTGCTGACGACGCGGGGTACCGGATCCAGGGGGAGATAGCCCCGCCTCGCCAGAAAGCCATCGATCTGCGCCTGGGCATCCGATATAGCGTCGTCGATCCGCTGCAGGGCATCGTCGGCGACCGCCACCTCATCAGCCGGCCAGGTGCTCCGGTCCTGATCCAGCAGCGTGGCCTCCATCAGCTCAGCGGCCACTACCCGTTCATGCTGGGCGGTGGCCACCTGGGCCAGTTCCCTGGCCCCGGGCCGCTCGGCGAGCTGCTGGTGGGTGACGTAGTTCATTGCTGAACCATGCCCTCGAAGGTGCCGGCTTCGACCTCTACCTGGTCATTGGCTTCCAGCTCGGCCAACTGCTCCTCCGTCAGCACACCGTCGGCGAAGCCGATACCATCGGTATCGATCTCGTGCTCACCGAACGTCACGGTGCCGTCCTTGGCCTTGACCCAGACACCCTCGATCGGGGCGTTCTTTGCTTGGTGGTGCGCCCATAAGTGGTCGCGATCGGCGGCTTTCAGCTTCAGTCCCGCTACTTCCGCCAGTGCTTTAACCTCCGGCTTGTTCGCGTTGGTCCAGTGGCTCTTGTTCTGCGTGTCCAGCTTCGCCACGGCCGCCGAGAATTGCTCCGGGGTCAACGCGCCACCGGGCACGGGATTGCTGGTCTGGCCAGCGCCGTCGACAGCAGACCCAAGGCTGCCCGACTTGATCAGAGGGGCGGCCTCCTTCTCGGTGCAATCCAGCTCACCGCGTTTATGGATCTCACCCCCAAACTTCACCGGGCTGAGAATCGGATACTTGGGCATCTTTACTCTCCGTTAGCGCCTGGGGCCGTCCCTTGGCCCTGTGCTCATCCCTGCGTCGGCGCGGGTGGTATGGGTTAACCGACGTTCCGCAGAAGGTACCCGGCGGTGATTCCAGTGAGCACAGGATCGCGCTCGTAGGTCACCGGGTAGATCCAGGATTTGTTGTTGTCGGCGTAGTAGGTTTCCTCGACGAGCGGGTGACCTTCCATCGCGTAGGTGTAGCCAAAGCTGGGCTCTTCCATATTGGCCCCTTCACCGCTGTCAGGAGCACAGTAGGCGAGAATCGCGTCGCTGCCCCAGACGTCGGAGAATGCATCACCTTCGCCTGCCACAACCGCTTTACCGATCACAACCTGGTCCAGGTCGAGCATCGCGGCGATCATCTCCGCAGTGACCGAATCGCTGGAGGTGTACTTGAACCGATCCAGAACATTCAAATTCTCGCGCATGGCGGCGAAGGCCTTGGCACTGAGGACCAGTGTGTTGGGGGCCATGCCGATGGATTCACGAATGACCTCCTCGCCGACGCGGATGTCTTTGGCCGGGTTATTGGCATCGTCTGTCCATTTGGCGCCCGCCAAGTCGACCTTGTGGTCGTTGTCATAGCGAGCCGGATCACGAGCGAGATCTGCCTGGTCGCATTCCAGGCCCAGCGACAAAACGTTCATGACGTTACGAACAGCACGCTGACCCAAGTTAATGCCAGGCACCTGACTCGCATCGCGGAGGTGAGAACGGGGAACCACGCCTTCCAGAGATTCCTCGACCAGGGAGAAGCGCTCCCCCAGATAGCCGAACTGGATGCGTTTCGTCGCCGCACCCGGGGCACGCCGGGCGTTGTATCGGCGGAAAGACTCCTTACCGAATGTGAGAACCTGGCCGCCGGCCACGGATACGGGTGCACGCGGGAACAGCGTCATGCCAACATGTCCGGGATGACGGTAGCCACGTGCCTGGGTAGTCAGGATCGGGTCGATAACCCGGACCTGCTGGTTGCTCATCTGAGGCATGATGGTTATCTCCTAGTTGCCGATCAGAAGGATTTCGATGCGATCGCCATCGGCGGTCGCCTCCTGCAGGGCGCGGGCGACGGTCACGCCGGCACTGAGTGCCACGGCTTTACCGGCCGTACCAACTTCGATCTCACCCCCCACGGCGATCGCTCCGCCAGCCTCCACCACCGACGTGCCGATGACATCAGCGGCGAAGTCATCGCCGGTAGCGGCATTGGTGCGCGAAACACCAGCGGCGGTACCAGCAGCAGTGGCCGGTGCGCCGTCGAAGCC